CCACCATACAGAGTCCCGCAATTCATAAGTTGGGGATAAAATCCTATGCCAAGGCCGCGGACTCCGAAGGCAAAAGCCGAAATCACGGGACGCGCCAAGCACGACAAGGCGCGGTTTGATGGCCGCAACGAGCCCGTCATAGAGGACGAACTCGGCGACGCTCCGGATTGGTTGAAAGATACAGAGTCGAACAAGCCGCGCAAGGCGTGGGAGACGCTACGCGCTGAAATCCCGTGGCTGAACAGCAGCCATCGGACGCTTGTTGCGACGGCAAGCAGCATTTTGGGACGCATGATCGCAGGGCAGGAATGCGGCGTCCAGGCAATGAACCTGCTTCGCCAGTGCTTGGGCCAGATGGGCGCGACTCCAGCGGACGCGAGCAAGGCCGGGGCAAAGCCTGATGGCGAAAAAGACAAAGACGACGCCGACGAGTTCTTTAGGTGATGGATATGATACGCCATACCCTAGCGGTCCGGTTGATGCATACGCCGAGGCGGTAATCAATGGGACGATCATTGCTGGCCCGCATGTTCGCAACGCAGCCAGGCGCCATCGCGACGACCGCCTTAATGGCCCTGCGCGCGGCGTGCATTGGCATCCGGAGTCCGCGGAAAAGGTTTTCAAGTTCTTCAAGCTGGTCTTGCGCCTTAATGGCGGACAGTTCGAGGGACGCGACTTTATCCTTCATCCCTCGCAGCAGTTCATAGTCGGATCTCTGTTCGGTTGGAAGCGCGTTGAATCGGACGGTGCCATGCTGCGCCGTTTCCGCCGCGCTTACATCGAACAAGGCAAGGGAAACGGAAAGTCGCCACTCGCCGCCGGCATAGGCCATTACGGCATGATTGCGGATGGTGAGGCCGCGGCAGAGATTTACGCCGCAGCCGCGAACAAGGACCAGGCATTCGTTCTATTCCGCGACGCAGTCGCGATGTACGAGCAGTCGCCGCGCCTGAAGGCAACGGTTACGCCGAGCGGAGGAAATCCTGTCTGGAACCTTGCGTATCTGAAGAAGCGCAGCTTCTTTCGCCCGATATCGCGCGAAGGCGCCCACAGCGGGCCGCGCCCGTATTTCGCCTTATGCGACGAGATTCACGAGCACCCGGACGGAAAAGTCATCGAAATGCTCGAGCGCGGATTCAAGTTCCGCCGTCAACCGCTTCTGTTCATGATTACGAACAGCGGGAGCGATCGCAACTCGATTTGTTGGGACGAGCACCAGCACGCCGTAAAGGTTGCTGCTGGCACGGCGACGCCAGACGAGGCGTTTACTTATGTCGGCGAAGTCATCGATGACACGACGTTTTCCTACGTCTGCTCTTTGGATGTTGGCGATGATCCTTTTACGGATCCAACGTGCTGGCAAAAGGCGAATCCGCTATTCGGCGTGACGCTGAAGCACGACTATCTCGCTGGAGTCGTCGAGCAGGCCAAGAACATTCCGAGCAAGCGCAACGGAATTCTGCGGCTGCACTTCTGCGAGTGGACCGAAAGCGACACGAACTGGATACCGCGGCCGATGCTTGACAAGGTAATGGCCGACTTCGATCCGTACACGCTTCACCGCGGCAAGCGGATAAGCGCGGCCGGCCTGGACCTTTCCGGCGCCAAGGATTTGACCGCCGCGGCATTCGTTGTCGAGACGGGCACGACGCGCATTACGCGCGACGACGGCACAGAAGCCGACATGCCGACATACGACGCATGGATTGAGGCTTGGACACCTCGCGACACCATGGATGAGCGGTCGAAAGTCGACCACGTTCCGTACAGGCTTTGGACAGAGACGTTCTATCCTGGGACGCAATGGCCGTATTTGCATGCGCCCGAAGGGCAGAGGGTTCGCTATGACCATGTCGCCGCGCTATTTGCCAAACTTAATGCGGAGTATGGCATTGATGTTCTGGCTTTCGATAACTACGCCTTCGACAAGTTCGAGCAGGAACTTGACGAATACGGAGTGGATATACAGACCGTAAGTCACCCGCAGGGCGGCAAGAAGCGCGCCAAGCCATCTCCGGACAAGGTCGAAAAGGCCAAGGCCAACGACGAGCCGACACCGCTAGGCTTGTGGATGCCGGGAAGCGTCGGCGCTCTCGAGACGCTGATACTTGAAGAGCGGATTCGCATTCGCAAGAGCCCGCTGGCGCTGACAGCGCTTATGGGTGTTGCCATCGAAACCGACCCGCTTATGGGCAATCAGTGGTTTTCCAAAAAGAAAGCCACGGTGCGTATCGACCCTGCCGTTGCCTTGGCAATGGCGATCGGCGCCGCAGTTGATGGCGCTCCAGTGCCGACACAATCCGTTTACCGCACGCGCGGCTTTGTAGAAATCTAAGGACACGCCATGGACTGGATACGCGATGTCGCCGGCTTGGCCGGCGCGTCCAGCGTCGCATATGGCGCGTGGGCTATTTACGAACCCGCCGGCTTCATCGTCGGCGGGATTCTTGTCCTTGCCGGTGTCTTGCTTTCGGCGCGCGGTGGCAATTGATGGGGCTGTTTACATCCATAGCAGGATCGCGCGCGGCGATCACAAAAGACACCATCACGACGTCAAAAGAACTTTACGAGGTAATGTTCGAGGGCGGCGCGGAGTCGTCGACCGGCCTGGCTATCTCGCCAGAGACGGCGATGCGGTATACGACGGTTTTGATCTGCACTCGCGTCCTTGCGGAAAGCGTGGCAAGCCTGCCGTGCATTCTGTACCGCCGCAATAAGGATGGCGGTAAGGACCGCGCGACCGACCATCCTCTTTACCGCGTGCTGCACGACCAGGCTAATGCATGGCAGACGGCGTTTCAGTACGTCGAAGGCACGATGGTTAATCTGTCGACCCGCGGGAATGGCTATTCGCTGATTGAGCGGAATAGCAAGGGTCAGACGATCGGGCTCGTTCCGCTAAACCCGGATCCTGTGACGATCGATCAGGCTACCGACTGGTCGCCGATCTACAATGTAACGCTGCCAAACAATGCCCGCGTCAAGGGGCTGTCTACTCGTGAAATTCACCACATCACAGGCCCGCTTCCGAAGGGGTACGTCGGGCAGTCGATGATTTCGCTTGCCCGCGACGCAATCGGTCTTGGATTGGCCGCTGAGAAGTTCGGTTCGCACCTGTACAAGAATGGCGTTAAGCCTAGCGGCGTGCTTAGGCATCCGAAAGCGATCGGCCCGGAAGCGACGAGCAATCTTCGCGAGCAGTTCGAAAAGAAATACGGCGGGCTGTCGAATTCAAGTCGGCCGCTCGTGCTCGAGGAGGGAATGGAATGGGTCGCGCTGTCCATCAATCCGGATGACGCGCAGTTTCTTGAAACGAGAAAGTTTCAGCGAAGCGAAATCGCCGGGATCTTCCGCGTCCCGGCGCATCTGGTTAACGACCTTGAGCGCGCGACGTTCTCCAATATCGAGCATCAGACGCTAGAGTTTGTTGTGCATTCGCTGCGGCCGTGGCTGAAGCGGTGGGAGGCGGCAATCAATAGGGACTTGCTGGCGCCAAGCGAGCGCGGCGAGTACTTCGTTGAATTCCTGATCGACGACCTTCTGCGCGGCGACATCAAGTCCAGATACGAGGCTTACGCGGTGGCAATTCAGAACAAGATTCTGAATGCTAACGAAGTCCGCATCAAGGAAAACATGAACCCGCGCGACGGTGGCGACACCTACGAAAATCCCGCCATCCAGGTCGACAAGACAAAAGCCGAAGCGGCGCCGACTCCCTAGGAAAATAGATGGATCTGATCAACTTTACCGCGCCGCGGACTGAGCGGCGCGACCGCTTCTTTGCGCGCTCCGTCGGAACATCGTTCGACGTCAAGGCATCCGTAGACGCAACGCAGATAGACCTTTACGACGAGATTGGCTTCTGGGGTGTCAACGCCAAGGATTTTAAGTCGCGTCTGACCGGCGTCGGTGACGTAACGCTGCGCATCAATTCGCCCGGTGGCGACGTGTTCGAAGGTCTTACGATCTTCAACGACCTCGTCGAGCACAAAGGCAAGGTCCGCGTCGAGGTCGTCGGCATGGCGGCCAGCATTGCGTCTGTTATCGCGATGGCAGGCGACGAGATTGCGATCGCCGACAATGCGTTTTTCATGATCCACAACGCATGGACGCTCGGCGTCGGCAACAGGCACGACTTCAATGATTTGTCCGGCGTTCTGGCGAAGATAGACGACGCGCTTGCGCGAACCTATGCGAGCAGAACAGGAACCGGAATTCGGTCCATCAAGAAGATGATGGATGACGAAACGTGGCTTACCGCGAAGGAGGCCAAGGATCTTGGCTTTGCCACGACCGGGCTGGGCAATTCTGACGCGAAAGCGAAATTCGACGTTTCGGTGTTCGGCGAAATTCCAGACTCCCTGAAGTGGGAAGAGGACGCATCCGAGCCGGAGACGGAAAGAGATTGGGAACGTGCAGCCATGCAGGACGCTGGCTGGTCGCGATCCAGGGTGCGCGCGTTCAAGCGGGCGCTAACCAAAGAAACAGAGACGGACGACACCACGCGGGACGCTGGCTTGTCGCAACTCAATGAACTTGCCGCGGCGATCGAAGCCGCACGAGAAACATACAAGGAGGCATGATATGCCGATTGAAAAAGAAGTAGCCGAAAAGATTACGGCCGACATCAAGAAGTTTGGCGACGACGTCAAGGCGCTTGGCGATAGCACCAAGCGCGACCTCGAGGCCATGCGCGCAATCATCGATGAGACCGGCAAGAAGGTCGACCCGATCGTTGAGGAGCGCGTCAACAAGTACGCCGCCGAAGTCGAGGCGAAGCACGCCGCGCTCGAAAGCGGCCTAAAGGCCGTTAACGACAACATCGAAGAGCTGAAGGCTGTCAATCGGCGCCCAGGCGTTGCCGGTGGCTGGAAAGACGAAGATGCCGCGGCAGACGCCAAGGCAGCGTTCGATTGGCACAAGGCCGTTCTCGCCAGCGAAGGCAAGCTCGCGTTCAACACCGAAATCGAGCCGGACATTGAGGCTTACGGCGAGTATCGCAATGCGATGTCGGCGTAGGGCCGCGCCCGCGAAGGCAAGTCCGCTTCGTTCCAGGCCGCGCTTTCGACCGGCTCCGACCCGGATGGCGGCTATATGGTCCCGACCGAGCGTTCGGCGCGCGTAATCAAGAAGGTCTATGAGACCTCGGCGCTGCGCAGCTTCGCCACTGTGGAAACCATCTCCGGCAAGGAACTGGTCATTCCGCGCGATGAGGGTGAATTCGGTTACGGCTGGATTGGCGAAACCGAGGCGCCGACTGAGACCACCACGTCGCAGTTTGGCGAGTCGAAGATTGCCGTTCACGAGATGTATGCAGAGCCGCGCGCGACTCAGCAGATGCTCGAGGATGCCGGCTTCGATATCGAGGGCTGGATCGACCGCAAGGTCGGCGAAAAGTTCGGTCGCGTCGAGGCTGCGGCGTTCTTCACTGGTACCGGCGTCAACAAGCCGCGCGGCCTTCTGACGTACGCCGCCGGTACTTCCGGCGCGACCATTGAGCAGATCGCCTCCGGCGCCGCTGCCGCGGTAACCGCCGACGGCCTTTACAACCTGGTGTTCTCGCTGAAGGATTACTACACCGCGAACGCGCGTTTCATGATGAAGCGCACCACGGTTCGCGACGTCCTGAAGCTGAAGGACAGTGACGGCCAGTACATGTGGCAGATGGGCGATATCAAGGCTGGCGTTCCAGCCACGCTGCTCGGCTACCCGGTCACGCGCGCGGAAGACATGCCGACCGTTGAGGCTTCGGCCCTGGCGATCGCGTTTGGCGACTTCGCGGAAGCGTACACGATTGTCGATCGCCTTGGCATTACCCTGCTGCGCGACAACCTGACCGCCAAGCCTTACGTGAAGTTCTACAATCGACGCCGCGTCGGTGGCGCCGTTGTGAATTTCGAGGCTGTCAAGATCCAGAAGATCGCTGCTTCGTAAGCCTTAATGGGCGGCTACGCGCCGCCCACTCCCCACACACTTTTCTTGAAAGGAATACCTAATGGCGATTAGGGACTTGATGAATAACGTTCACCCGGTGCCGCTTATTGCGCCGGTTGCCGCGCGCACGGACAACACCGCGATCGTGTCGGCAATTATCGACACGCAGGGCTACGAGTCCTGCACTCTGCTGCTCGTAACCGGCACCAATACCGATGCCAACGCGACTTTCGCGGTACTGGTTGAGGACGGCGACGACTCCGGCCTGTCCGATAAAGCCGCTGTCGCCGATGCGCAGTTGCTCGGCACCGAAGCACTTGCTGGATTCACCTTCGCCGATGACGTCGAGTGCCGCAAGATCGGTTACGTCGGCAACAAGCGGTACGTCCGCATGACCGTCACGCCGTCCGGCAACGACTCCGGCAACATCTTCCTCGCCGGCATTGCGGTTCTCGGGCATCCGGCGCTTGCGCCGACCGACAACCCGCCGTCGTAAGCCCGTAAACAACCCAAAGCGCTAAGCGCTAGAGGCTGGCGAATGGCCAGCCTCGCAGCAAAGGGAATAATGAAATGGCTGATGGTACATACATGCCAAAGGTTTACCGCAAGCAGGGTGGCGACGAGTTCGTTGTCGCCAGCGGCGGCAAGATTAACGTCGAAAGCGGCGGACAGATTGTGGCTGACGGCACGCAGGCAGCATTCGTTGCCGACGTGGCCACCACGGGCGTATACGCGGATGATGATGACGCCATTGTGGCGGCCATCAACTCCCTTAAAGACGCGCTCGTCGGTGCCGGGATCATGGCCAAGTCGTAATGGCGCTGCACAGGGCAAAAATCCCGTTCGGATGGTATCCGGACGGGTTCACGCGAGAAGCGCTGAAAGCCGGCGATGAGCGTGACTTTGGCGATGCCACTGCAGGGCTGTACGCGGCTGGCATGATTGAGCCGGTCGGGGAGAAGCCAAAGAAAGATCTAGCTCAGGCTGTGACGCATGTCGACGTGGTCTCGGCCGACGAAAGCGATGGCGTAGGAGGCGCACATGTTGTTGGGGAAGAGCCAAGACGTCGTGGGAGGCCGCGAAAATGAGCTTTGTACAAACTCATAGCGTGTCCGTTACGGTTGATGCAAGCGGAGACGCTATCGAATATTCAGATAACGTCAATGGACTGCTTTCGCAGATTGTTTACGTCAAGAGTGACTTCGCCGATGGCGTTGATTTCACGATTACTGCAGAAAAGACCGGAGAGACTCTTTGGTCTGAAACGAACGTCAACGCCAGCGCAGTTCGCGCTCCTCGCCAGGCAACGCATGCAACAGATGGAACCGCATCTCTCTATGCCGCAACAGGGGAGCCTGTAGAGGCAAAAATCGCAGTTGATGGCAGAATCAAGATTGTCGTCGCAAGCGGCGGCAATGCCACAAGCGGAATATTCCATTTCTTGACGGTCTAGCGGGGCATGCCATGTCATTAGCACTTCTGACAGCCGGAGACCAGATACTTTCTCTCGCGGCACTGAAGCGGCACGTCCACGCCGAAGATTTCGACGATGACGATGCGTATCTGCAGACATTGGCGGCGACGGCTGAAGACAACATAGGCGGTGCTAACGGGTTCCTCGGGCGCGCGTTGGCATCAAGCACTTGGGAAATGCGACTCGATTGCTTTCCTGGTGGCATCATAAACATTCCGCTTCCTCCGCTAATTTCGGTCGACGAAGTCGAGTATGTCGACCCGGATGGAGTTGCGCAAACATATGCTGCGTATCGGACCTTTGGCGTGGGCCAGGCGAACGCGGGCGGGTTTATCCTATACGCTTATAACGGCGAGTGGCCAGACACGCGCGACGACGAGCCGGAGGCGGTGCGCATCACATTTACCGCCGGCTATGCGGCCGTACCGCCAGCGATCAAGCACGCCGCGTTGCTGATGGTTGGCGATTGGTACCGGAATCGCGAAGACGCAACCGAAATCAAACTTTCCAAGATGCCTCGCGCCGCCGACGATCTTTTGGCGCCGTATAGGTACTACGCTTAAACTAGGAAATCCAAAATGGTCGATCTCGTAATTACCGCCGCGAACGTTGTTGCCGGCGCGAATGCAACCAAGCGCCGCGGTACCGCTGGCGCAACCATTACTGCCGGTCAGGCGGTGTATCTGGATCAGTCCTCGACGGGCAAGTGGCTTCTCGCCGACGGCGACGAAGATACCGCAGCCGAGCGCGGCGGCCAGATTGTCGGTATTGCGCTTAACGGCGCCTCCGGCGGCCAGCCGATCGAGGTCCAGACGAAGGGCCTGATTACGATCGGCGCGACGCTCACGGCGGGCACAACGTACTACCTTTCGGATACACCTGGCGGCATCTGTCCGCTCGCCGACCTGGCAAGCGGCGACTATTACGTTATCGTCGGCATCGCCACCACGGCGGCAATTCTGGATGTGAACTTCCAGTACAGCGGCGTTTCGGCTTAATGGCTAGCGCCGGAAAACTAGACCGGCGCTTTCAATTCCAGCGGCGCCGGGAGCAATCCGACGGAATGGGTAATACCGTGTCGGATTGGGTGTCGCAATTTACACTTGCCGCCGGGCGGTCATTTCTGCGCGGCGGAGAGACAGTAATCGCGGCGCGCCTTGAAAACAAGCAGCCGGCGATCGTGACAATTCGCAACTCGACTAACGCGCGCCAAATCACAGCAGACTGGCGCGCCATCGATGTTCGCGACGGTCGCGTTTACAACATCCGCGAAACGCCAAAGGAATCCGATGATCGCGGGTTTCTGGAATTCCTCGCGGAGTCCGGTGCGGCTGGTTAAGCGATGGCATCAAAGATACAGGGCCTAGCCAAACTGAACCGCAAGATGCGCGCAATACCGGAGGAAGCGAAGAAGGCGGCAAAGAAGGCCGTCGAGGACTCCGCTTACGAACTCGGTAATCTGCAATACTCGCTTGCGCCTGTCGACGAAGGCGATTTGCGCAACAGCATAGAGGTCACCGGACCCGGAAAGACGACACCGCCGTACTCGCAGCCTGGTGGGCAGCGAACCGCTGGCGAACTCGAAGCAATAGTGACCGCCGGCAACACCAAGGTCCGTTACGCGCATCTAGTCGAATTCGGGACGGCGCAGCACGTCAATTCCGGCAAGTTTGCGGGAACGCAGAACCCCGGCGCGCAAGCGCAGCCATTCTTCTGGCCAGCGTACCGCGCGCTTCGGCGGAGGCTATCTAGCCGAATTTCGCGCGCCATCAGCAATGCGATCAATCAGTCAGCCGAGAGCGGCGGGAGCGCGCCATGACGACAAGCAGCCTTGAATTGCAGGCGGCGATTTACGACGTGCTTACCGGCGACGGAGCCATCATGGCGATCGCCAACAACGTTTACGATCACGTTCCTGGCGCGCCATTCGGGGAAAAGACCGCGTATATCTCATTCGGCGCGCAAGACACGGTTGATGACGACGCTGACTGCATACGCGGCGTTGAAACTACGCTTCAGGTCGATATCTGGTCGAAGGGGCCAGGCGTCGTCGAATGCAAGCGCTTGACTGACATGGTGCGCGCGAAACTGCACCGTGCGTCGCTTACGCTGGATACCAACGCGCTTGTCGATCTGCGCGTCGTGCTGACGCGAACGATGCCGGATCCGGGCGGTGACCATCACGGCGTTGTCCAAGTTACGGCGATGATCGAAGAGCCGAATTGATGGCTTGGGCGACTTTTCACGAAACATTCAACCACGACCGGAGGCCAAAGCAGGCCATCGCGTTTGAGGTAAAGCCCGGCACGAAAAACATGCCTCGCGACGTTGTCGATGCGGCCATTGCGGCGGGTAAGGCTACGGCGGTCAAGCCGCCCGGCAAACCATCAGAAACGACTACACGCACCGACACAGCCGCCTAGAGCGGCTTTTCTTTTGCCTTTGAAAGGATTGGCCGCATGGCTACTGCAGTTACCGAAAAATACGAAGAGATGATCCTCGAGGTCGAACTCGTTGCATCGAGCGGGACGTACACCCCGATTTGCGGCATGATCGACGTCACCATTACGCGCACGGCAAACGTCGACACCGCGGAAATCCCGGATTGTGATGACGAGTCGCTTCCGCTGTCCATTGAGCGACAGGTCAGGTCGATTGAAGTGTCGGTTAGCGCAAGCGGTGTATGGGCTCAGTCGTCGCAGTCCGACATGAAAGAGTGGTTCTATTCGTCCGCGACGAAGAATGTCCGTGTCCGCGACGCGAAAGCGTCCGTTGGCGACGTCTCGATCGAGTCCGGCCCGGCGCTGCTGACTACTCTGACAAATCAGCGGACCAAGGGTCAGAAGGTTTCTGCCGAGATCGAAATCCAGTTCGACGGTACGCCAACCAGGACTGATGCGTAATCATGGCTAGGGGAGTTGATCTGACTTGGTCGGGCGGGGAGCATAATTTCTGCCTGACAATCGAATTGATGCGCGCACTTCAGGAGAAGTGTGATGCCGGGCCTGCGTGGGTTCTTGCTCGCCTCGGCGCGCAGCG